GGCTGGACTCGAACCAGCAAAATCAGCGGTTTTAAGCCGCTTGCGTCTACCGTTCCGCCACGGGGGCACAGGCTTTGGCACAAACTTTGGCACAAGCCGAGACTAGGCCGATGGCGGAGCGTACCGCCCGGAGCGCTTGCCATGGACGCGGGAGAACACTGCAAGGGCCGCTCGTGCCATCTTGTAATAACTCGCAATGTCCGCGTCAGTGGGACCGTCGTGGCCTTCCCAGTCAACCTTCATCATCTCGTTGGCCGCTTCGTGTACGAGATCATCTTCCGTCATTGGTCTCCTCCCAGGTACTTGTCCAGCTTCGCTACGGCTCCCGTCTCCACGAGGCCCGCGAGGTGCATGTACTTCTCCGTCATCTTGCGCGTCGAGTGCCCCATGAGCACCCGCAAGGTGTCTATGTCGATACCGCTCAGGATCGCCCGTGTGCCGAACGTGTGGCGGAGGCTGTAGGGCACGCAACCCGGATCGGTAATCCCGAGGGCATCCTTCATGAGGTTCCAGTTCTTCGTAATCCGCTGCTTCCCCAGGTCCTCGAACATGGGCGCGTTGCGGCGATTGCTCAGGCGCTTCCGCCACTCCTCCACCAGCGATACGGAGCGACGCGGGATGCCAACGGTGCGGCTCACACCTTCGCCGGTCTTCACACGGCGGCGGGCCGTCGCTATGTCGATCACCTCGGAGGGCAACAAGTCCTCGGCCTCCTCTACTAGGCGGCCCCGGATGGTCAACAGCAGGCCACCATCGGGCGACGTACGAACGTCCGCCCACGGATAGATGTGCAGGCCCTCGCTGTACGAGCGAAAGCCCGTGTCTATCCCAAGCTGGAACCACTGGGCCATCTCGGGGTCAAACTGTCGGAGCCACGCAAGACACGCCGACTCCTGCTCGCGACTAAGGATGAACGTTCGGCCCGGCCCCCCTTTCAGGCGCGGAAACGGAACCATACTCACACCTTGCAGCTTGCCGCGCTCAATGCTGAGCTTCAGCGCCTTGGAGACCAGCGACGCCTTCTTGTTGATCGTGTCGCCCGAGTTACCTCGCGCTTCACACGCGGCCTTCAGCCGGTCAAACCCTACCTTGCCGATGAGGTCGGCGGCGGGGAACTTCTCGCCCAGGTCCTTCTTCAGGACGCGGATGTTCTTTGCGAAGTACGCCGGGTCGCCTTTGGCCGCCCAGTGTTCCCGGTAGGCCCAGTCGAGCATTTCCCCGAGGGTCCAAACGCCCTCGGCCTTGTCGGCGGGCACGGGCGGAAGCGGCTGGCCGAGCAGCAACGCCGCCTCAGCTTGCAACTCCCACACGCGCGCCGCTTGGAGCGTGACGAACCCGCCAGGGCGATGCCGCTGGCCTGTGTGAGGGCACGTCACGTCGGCTTGAAATGTGCTTCCGCGAGCGCGAGGCATTTACCCGCGCTCCTTCAGTGCCGCCAGCATCGCCATCGCTAGATTACGGCCCTTGAGGGTCAGCGAAAGGCGGTTCGTGCGGGCATCCTCGGGATCGGTCTTTATGTCGATCAATCCGAGAGGTTGCCCAAAGCGTGGCTTGGTATCCCTACCGAGGCGGCCCACCACCTCGTGAACCATGGGCGTCGGGACCTTGCCCAGGGCTTGCGCAAGCTCGGACTGGCTCATGGCTTCGTCCGGCTGTGATGCGATCTCAATGAACGCGCTGATTTGAAGAAGTGATGCCTTCGGATCAGTCGCCTTGAACAGGTCCGTGGCCCGCCGCCAGCGTTTCAGCGGCGTCATCAAGTTGTTCGTCATCTGCACCGTATTCTTGGTCATCTGTTTTTGTCCCCATCCACTCCCAGGCCCAGCTAGCGAAGTACTGTCCAGCCTGCATGGCGTTCCCGTACCATGCAAACTTAGTGATTGCTATAGAACTTACGTTCTTTCCCACATAGAGGTGGAGCCCCAGCCAGTTGACATAAAAAAGGTTTTTCATAATTCCCTGCCCGTTTAGAGCCCTTGACTATTGAACCACAGTTTGAAAGCCGATCCCGCTTCGGCCACAGGTCAGTCACAACACAACAGTTATGGATCACTAGGAGTGCAGGTACTCTCTGCAAATCCGCATATCCAAAGTACACTTCTATTTTGTGGATGATCATGTGGCTTAACTCGTAGTAGTGGGAGGCCCGTCGCGTGATTGGGGCACTTGCGACGGACTGCCCCAGTGGCAAACAAACCCCTTGGCTTTTGTTGGCTACCGCTTGGAGGCGGAGCGACGCACCCGGAACTCTCCGCCTAGGGCGTGGCCGTGTTCCAACGCTTCGATCTCTTGAAGGATGCGCAAGGCAAGTCCCGTGATCGGCGCGCGCCTTGGGCGAATGGTGATCGTACGCATGACTACTCCGTCTGGTTTGTGAGTGATGACTAACTATTTGGACGAAACGCGGCGACGCTGATCAACGGCCTTGGCCAGCGCCTCGAAGTCTTTCGGCCCGAGATCGCCAACCATGCTCACATGATCAGCGCCCAGGGTGACGGCGAGCTTTCCCGCCGAGGTGAGCCGCGAGTAAAGCTCATGGTGCGCCGTGAGGAGCGCGCCGAGACTACTTGCGGGTACCTTGATGGTGGTGGAGTTGGCGCGGCGCTTCGCGTTGTACGCCGTCCACAACTCGTGGAGATCGTGGTCGGTGATCATGTCCAGGCAACCCATTGCTCGTGTTCGAGCGGGATGCCTTCGCGATTGGCTCGGTCAACCAGCGCTTTCATGTGAAGGTTGGAGAGCGAGCCTTCCGTTCGTCCGCTCTTGCCCTTCGTGTCAATCCACTCGACATAGGTAGTTATCTGCCCATTGTCTAAGTAGTGGCGCGTGTAAGCGCGTGTAATCTTGGCAATCATCCGCCGTGCTCCTCTCCGTCGTGTGGCTCATTGGCCCAGTCCGTGGCCGTCTCAGGGTCACCGTAGGGACCGCTAAGAATTTCGAGCGGCCACGCTACGACGTAATAGCCAGGGGTGACCACGTAGCGGGCATCGTCGGCCCGCCGTAGTTCTTCGCCGTGTGTGTCCGTTTCGAGGTACACGACGGCACGTTGAAGGGGCGTGATGGACATAGCTAGTAGTCCAACGCTTCTTTGAGCGTGATGAAGTGGTGGATGCCGCCCGCACACGCTTGCCAGCGATCTTCGCTCCAGGTGTCACACCGGACAGTTTCACCAACGCGATACTCAGTCTTTTGATCGTGCATCGAAACGCCAACGTCCGCGCCCAGAACTTGCAGAACCTTGGCGAACTCCGCGCGACACTTTCGGCCCGTAGCGTTGCTCCTGCGAGCTTCGGCCGGGATCAGGAGTTTGACCAACACCCCGCCGTTGCACTTCTTCCACGCGGTGTAGTCGCCTTCTTCAGGGACGATGGTAAGGCGGGCGGACAATTCCTCAGGAATGTTCTTCGCGCCGCTGAGGTTCGCGCCGCTGAGGTCCGCGCCGTAGAGGTCCGCGCTCCTGAGGTTCGCGCCGCTGAGGTTCGCGCCGCTGAGGTTCGCGCCGAGGAGGTTCGTGCTCCTGAGGTTCGCGCTCCTGAGGTCCGCGCTCCTGAGGTCCGCGCTCCTGAGGTCCGCGCTCCTGAGGTCCGCGCTCCTGAGGTCCGCGCCGTAGAGGTCCGCGCTCCTGAGGTTCGCGCCGCTGAGGTTCGCGCCGCTGAGGTTCGCGCCGCTGAGGTTCGCGCTCCTGAGGTTCGTGCTCCTGAGGTTCGCGCTCCTGAGGTCCGCGCTCCTGAGGTCCGCGCCGCTGAGGTCCGCGCCGCTGAGGTTCGCGAAAGGCTTGATCAAGGATTTATCGAAGGCCATGACTTACTTAGCTCCCATTGTCGTGTTCCAGCGGGGTTCGCTGGGCCAGGCGTCCATCGGGGTTCGCGGGCGACTAGCTCAAAGTTCCCCTGAGGGAAGCCCCGCTCAGCGCCTCTCGCGCTTCGCGGGTCCCCATGTGATGAATTAGTGATGACTAACTATGCGGACACACTAAACGCGGTCGCGGCCATTGCAGGGCTTGCCCTTAGCTGCCGCTAAGAACCGCTCTCGATTAAAGCGAGAATTGTCGGCCGCGAAGAAAGACGCGAACCGCTCCGCCAGTTGTTCGGGCGTGACGGTCTCCGCCGTATCCGCGATGAGTGCGGCAATGTGTTTATAGTGACGATGCCCAAACATTGGATTGCTCATTGCTCTTGCTCCTAATCGTGTGTGATCGCTAACTACCTAGACAAAACTCGGCCGGGACTACTTGTAGCGTCGGCGCTGGTGCGCGAGCTTGCCCGCTTCGGCCCGCGCTTGTAGTCCCTCGTCCATGATGCGGCGAACGTCGTCACAAAGCTCGCGGTGCGTCGGCTCGCGCCCAAGACGTTCCTTCAAGGCTTCGTAAATGGTTGGCTTGCGGCTCGGTGCGGGCAAGCGCGTGTGGGATATCGTGACGGTTACCATGGTGTCTTTGCGTCCTATCTCCAGCGGTTGACCTTGCGAGTGCTGGCTATAGTCCCCCAAGGTTTGCCATGAGGGACTAGGGTAAGCACTCGCGCGGGTTAGGGGAGACGTGCCGTTAGGACGATATGGCCGCGTCGCTTGCTGGCCGACAGAACGGCAGTGCGGTCACGCAAGGCACGGTGCAGCGGTATCTTATCGGCCAGCGACGCGGCGTTAGGGTAGCGATCAGGTCCACCCGCCCATATCCACCATTGCCAAAGCTCGGCTTGGTCGCGGTTATTCACGTCGTAGTGCGCGATGGATACAGTGTCTGGCCGATAGATGCGTTGGGCTTCCATGATGGTATTCCTTTAGGGATCACTAAGGTTTTGGGCGTGGCTTTAGACGAGTGCCCACACTTCAGTCAGGTTGCCATTGTCTGCGACGTACAGCGTCATGTTGCCGTGATCGTTCACGTGCAGGACTTCGCCGCTGTAGTCGCTAGGGACTTCGCTCGTGTCGTCAACGCGCAGCCCATCAAAGCAGTATCCAATGTCGTCTGAGAGCCAGTAGCCATAGTCCGCGCCATCGCCCGGGTGGGAACCGAAATAGGCGTAGGGCGGCGCAAAGGCTTGTAACTCGTCCGTAAGCTCGTTCACGATCTCGCCCGCGTCCTCACTGTCCGGGTCCGTGGCGCGGGCTTCCTCGATTAGCTTGTGCAAGTCGTGCAACTGCTGAACCGTGAGGGAAGCCTTATTGCGCTTGCGCTGGTATTCAAGCTCGTCTGCGAAGGCTTCTAACAAGTCTTCCGTGCGCATGGTGCCGGACGAGATAGAGCCGAATGAAGCGTATTGCATGGCGTGATGCCTTCCGTTGGTTAGTGCACACTAACAATGAGGGATCACTAAGCAATCACCTAATCACAACTTCGTGATCACTAACGATATCCCCCAAGGGAAGCCCACACGGAAGCCCAAGCGGACCGCCCACACGGCCACATCAAGCGGGAGCCCACACGACACCTAGAGGGAATGCCCGGAGGGAAGCCCACGCGAGCTTGCGTGCAATGTGTGTGGAATGTGGGCAGGCAATCCAAAAGCACAGATTCTATATCAATAAGTAAATCCACCATCGCTTAACCTTAATGAACCATCGGGCAGTCCTTCGAGGCATCCAAGCTGGGCAAATGGGAATTGAAATCCCATGCGAACCGTTGCGCTCCAATGGGTTAGCGCGTGGGCGTGACTGGCTGGCGTGCCAAAGGGGAGCGCGGGCCGGGCCGGGCATCCATGAGCGCGGCCGGAAGGGGCTAGGGGGGTCGCCGCCGCCAGGGCCGGGCGCTAGGGGGCTTGAGAATATCCTAGGCTGACATTCGGGACCCCCCTGGAGGGTAACGATCATGCCCACATTCCACACTCTACCTTAGCAGGGTGGGCCTAATGATGATGATTACCTTCAGGGGTGGGCTTACCGCTAGGCGGGGCAGGGGCACATTGCACAGGGCCTCCAAGGGTACCCTCAGGGAGGACATTGCATACATGACCTTAGGATAGCCTTAGGGGAGCCGGGAGGGAGCCCCGGTAATGTTTACCACTTGGAAGGCCCCGAGAGGCTATCATCATCAGTTAGGTATCCCTAAAGGTAAGTGATCCCTCTAGGAAGCCCTAGGGAGCCCGCTGGAGGGCCTAGGTGGGCTCCCGGTAAGGTGATACCCCCGAGACCCTCGAAGCCTCCCAGCGGGCAGATTTCCGGGGTTGTTAGCGATCCCTAACCGTTACCTTTTGGTCCGCCTGTTGAGGCGCTCGGAGCCCCAACCCATCTTCACCACGTCCCGCTTGGGCTTCCGCCGCCGCCTTCGCCGGGGTTCCACCGGGAGGGCCTCCACAAAGCCCACAGGAGCCTCCACAGGGGCTTCGAGGGTTTCCGGCAGGTCATCCTCCACCCAACCGCCGTGCCCCTGTACGGGCAGATTTCCGGCCTTATTAGCGATCACTATCTATTGCCTCCGGGTCGTGGCCGAGGGAGCACGCCTTGCAGCGCCAGCACTGCCACAAGAACCCCGTCAGGTGGAACCATTTGCATCCAAAGAAGACGCACAGAACGCGCATCGGCTTAGCACTCCCCCACGTACGCGAAGTTGGCCAGCAGGCCGGTCCCGCAGTGATCCGCCAGGAGCTTCACGGCAGTCCAGTCCTCGCGGGTGACCACGTGGTGTGGCGGAGGGTACCACGCGCGGGAACCTCCAAGCCGGTAGTCGGAGTCTTCAAGATGCTTCAGGGCCGCCTCCACGGCGGACGGGACGCTCGTGAGGATCACGCCCGGTATTCCCACCGCCAGTCCTCGTACTCGTACGGCCCGTAGTCCCACTCGGTGACTGTGAAGGTCACCTTACGCCGCTCGATCCACTCCAGCAGGCGGCAGTCGTTCTCTCCCACACGGCGGGGCCACAGGGGGAAGAAGGGGTGCCATTCTCGAAGGGCCTGCTCACGCTCCTTGTGCCTACGCTCGCGGGCAGCTTTGGATGGCCCACAGTTGACCTTCATTGGTCCTCTTCAGAAAAGCGAAAGGGCCGCTCATGCCGGCGGCCCCTTCGAGGTGTCCTTTGGTAGCTTCTGTTACTGCGGCCGACATAGCGTCTGGAGGTTCTTCTCCCGCTGGGCCTTGATCGCGGCGGCTGCGGCCTCACACGTTTGCTGCGAGGTGAACTGCGGCACGCTCGATACTTGGTACCCGCCGCCCATGTTCGAGGCGGTCACCCAGGAGAGGACGATCAGCACCCACATGGCGGCTTACCCCTGTCGCGCCTTGAAGCGCGGGTTGGTCTTGTTGATGACGTAGACGCGGCCCTTGCGGCGCACGATGCGGCTGTCCTTGTGACGTAGCTTCACGGACTTGAGCGAGTGGCGGATTTTCATAGCCGAGGCCCTTACGGGACCGGCCTCCGCCTGTCAACTGCGCTTGTTGTAGCTGTCACCCCAGTTCGTGGCCCTCGGTGTATCCAGGCCAATGCTCTCCAGTTTCTCCAAGGCTTCCTCGAACTCCTTGTCGGCTTTCGCTTGGTCCACGTCCTCACTCAGGCGCTCGCGCCAGTAGTCGGCGGAGCCGGCGAGGGTCTCGATGCGGTCGTCATGCTTGAGGGAGCCGCGCTCCTTCGTAAGCCGTGTCATCTGGAAGAACAGCCGGTAGAGGTGCTGCTTGTCCGGCGAGCGATCCATCACGCTCTCGTAGTCCTTCGTGATCACGCCGTCGTGGACCATCATGCGGTGCTGGTTGAAGAGGGGCTCCAGCACGTCAATGATGCGCTTCTCCTTCTGGCCGACGCTGTGGACTTCCTCGATACGCGCCCGGCTGTGCTTGTCCACGAACGGCTTGAAGAGCTTGGTGAACATACCGCCGCCGAAGTTGTCCTCAACGGTGATCACGTCCACGTCGTACTCGCCGGCCTTCTTGGCAAGCCGTTCGAGGTTCTCGTCGGAGTAACCCCCGAGGTATCCTCCAGTGTCCAGCAGGCCAATCTTGCCTCCGAGCTTGCCGGTTACCGAGTAGGCGAGTTCGTCTTGGCCCTTGCCGGCCGGATCGACAAACATGTGCTTGCCGTCCCACTCGTCCCACAGGTCCTTCGTGAACATCGCGGGCGACTTGAAGCTGTCGCTCCTGAAGCCGACGTTGGGGAGATCGGCGCGGGTGTTCTCCACGCCGCCACTCCACAGGGCCGTACGGGGGCAGTGCGTCGGCGTCAGGCTGAGCACGATGAGATCGCGGAGCCGCAGCGGGTAGAGAAGCTCGGAGATCAGCGTGGGCATGAGCATGAACTGGAGGGCGAAGTTGCTTCGGCCAATCTCCATCTCACGCGCGATCAGTTCCTCCTCGGGGAACCTCACCTCTTCCACCGGGGCACCCGCTCGGGCTTTGCCGCTGTCCAGCGCCTCCGCCACGAAGTCCGCGAGGGTGTCTCCGTATATCTTGCGCTGCTCCGCGTCGGGATACCGAGCAGGCACCACGAAGAGCGTGTAGCCCTTCGCCGGAAGGTCCTTGTAGATCGACTCCTCGGACTGGTACGTCCCGAGCCACAGGATTTCCCCGTCAGGCTTCAGGATGGAGGAGAACTCGGCCGCACCCTTGATCAGCGCCTCGCGCTTGCCCACCGTGTCGCTGTTCTTCGGGATTTCCACGTCGTCGGCCACGATGATATCCGCACGGTTGCCCGGAAGCTGGCCCGTGATGCCGCGAGCACGCACGCTGGGCTGCACCGAGACCTTGCACCCGTTCACGTCGAAGTTGACCGTGGACGTGCGGTGGCCCTTCTTCTCGTCCGGCGTGAGGTGCCTCAGCCAGGGCACTTCGATGATGCACTTCAGGATGAACGCGGTGACGGACTTCGCGTGCTCGGCCGAGGCGCTCACCACGAGGATTTGCAGCAGCGGGTTCCGGTAGAGCCGCCACAGGACGTACGCGCCCGTTAGCCAGGTCTTGGCCACGCCTCGGAAGGCGAGCACCATGCGCCGCTTCGGTCCCGTCTGGAGGAAGTGGGCGATCTCGTATTGGACCCTCGTGGGGTCCGGCAGGCCAAGCTCCTTCCAGAGCAGGTAGACGAAGTTGCGGAAGTCGCCCTTTAGCGGGTCGGCTTCGCTCGGGCTCGCTTCGGGGACCGCGAGGCTGAGAGCTTTCTCGCGCGCCGCAGCGCCTTCGAGATCGTCTCCAATCGAGGGATCGTTCGGAGCTTGGTCGAGCGGCGGCTTCTCGTCATCCGTCACTTCCACTGCCCGTACTTGATGAGATCGTGGGCCATGCCGCACGCGGCCACGAGGCACACCGCGCCGAACGCCGCGAGGGCAAACTCAAGGGAGCCCAGTAGATAGGAGATCACGAGAACGCCTTTGCGAACTCGGGATTGGACGGGCTCGCCCACTCGGCGCGATTGAGCCAGCCTTGCAGGTACTTCGCGTTGGAGCCCACGGCGATTTCCCGGTAGAACTCCTCGCGGACTGCCTTGATTTGCCACACGGCGTCGTTGCCTTCCTGCTCACGCAGCCAAATGTCGTAGGCTTTCGCGGTAACTGGACCGATGACGCCATCGGCCGGAACCCGTACGAGACGCTGCATGGAGCGGGCCGCTTGCGACGGGCCGGAACCCCACGCGAAGTCGAGCAGGGAGGCCGTAGCAGGACACCACGGCAGGAGGTCAAACCGCCCGGCCTTGTAGTAGCTCTCCATGCCGATATCCGCCGCCTCGTCCAGCGTGACGGACTTCATGACTTCCGCTGTGATCGTTCGAGGGTCTATGTGGTGGTAGGCCGCGAGCGCGCCGCCCGTGACACCGTGCATGGAACCCACGAGGTTGCCCATGCAGTAGTTCCCCTTGTCGTCTTCATCGTCCGAGTAGAGCCCCTCCCACCGCGCAATCACCATCTTCAGGAACTCGTGCGGCGTGATCACTTAACAGCGCCCGCCTTCACGAAGCCCGCGAGGACATCGAACTTGTCGGAGCACGTGAGGGCCTTCATGGTCGTGTCCACCATCCACTTCGCGACTTCGTTGTCGGTCGGGTTCGGGCTCATCTGATCAATGGGCGCGCACGGCACCAGAAGGGACGGGTCCGGCTGGCGATCCACCAGCACCGTGTCCTTCAAGGAGGGACCGCACGCCGTCAGCAGCGTCACGCACAACAGGGCCGCAGCCGGTAGTGACAGGTGCATTGGCGATCCTGAGTTTGACGGGAGCCCCGAGGGCTTCCAGTTGGGAATTGCGCTGGGAGAGGATGGCAAGCTGTGCTGCGCTGGTCTTCGCGTCGGCTTCCTTCTGGGCGATCACCGCTTGGGCGTCCTTCAAGCTCTGTGCGTTGGTCGCCTCGGCCTGCCACGAGCGCTTCAACTCGAAGGCTCCGCCAGCGAGGACCGCGAGGAGTACGCCAACGATTGCGAACGGAACCCACGGCGGCAGGAATGAAAGGAGCTTACCCATCGCTGGGCTCCTCCTTGGTGCGGGGTTTGCGGGTGCTCTCAACGAGGCGCTCGTAGGCGTCCTCCTTCTTGTCCAGTTCCTTTTCCAGGCGGTCTACCGTGCGGGTCCACATGGACTTGATGAAGAGCACGAGGCCCACCACGGCGAGCCCAAGGGACACCACCACGGAACCGATGATGCCGGTTGAAGCCCACGGTGTGACGACGGCGTTAGTGAGGGACGGGTCCACTACGCTTTTCCCGGCCAGCAAGGCCCCTGTCCTTCCAGTATTGCTCGGAGGTGATCAGGGGGAAGAAGGGTTGCGGGGGCGCGCTTGGTTGCATTAGGGTCGCCCCCGGATCAACAGAGGGAGAACAGAAGGAATGGTCACGGAGGCAGAAGTCACCGCATTTGAATGGTGGCACTCGATCGATCTCGGTGGTGGCATCGTCACCCGAGGGGCGAAGACACCCGAGATCATGGCTGCCGAATGCGAAGCGATCTTCAAGTACGACGTTTCCGGGAAAAGCGTGCTCGATATCGGCGCTTGGGATGGCGGGTTCAGCTTCGAGGCGTTGCGACGCGGTGCCCGCATCGTCACAGCAACTGACGGATATACGTGGGCGGGAAAGGACTGGAGCAGCAAAGCCCCGTTCGATCTCGCCAATCGCGCTCTCGGCAATCGCGTCCCGTCGATAGTCGTTGACGTTCGCGACATGACCCCGGAAGCCCATGGCATACACGACATCGTGCTTTTCCTCGGGGTCCTCTACCATCTCGAAGACCCCTACTCTGTCCTCAAGCGCGTCGCTGCGCTCACCGGGGAAATGCTGATTGTCGAGACGGCAACCGGGCTGAATGAGATCGAAGTTCCGGCCGCCCGGTTCTGGCCATCCACATCTCTGGCCAATGATCCAACCAATTTCTGGACGCCCAATGTGGCCTGCCTTGACGGTATGCTGAGAGATGCCGGCTTCCCGCATGTGGAGATTGTCGAGACCGCTCCAATCAGCCGGCCGCCCGCTGATTCCGGTATTGATCGCCACATCGCTTTTGCTCGGCGCTAACGGTATATTTTCGACGGCGCGCATCACGGCAATCTCAGGTAACCAAAAGAACCATTGAAGTTGGTGGTGTTGGTGAATGTCGTGTCGTCGATCAAAGCCGTTCCTGCGGCGCCCCATTGGGCCATGACAGCGGACGACGATGCCTGTTGAACGAAGGCTGTCACCGCTCCAGTCAACCCGGTGAAATTGAACCCGTTTACCGCGCCCGTGGTGCCCGACTGAGTGGGATCGGAACTGGAAGCAATTGGCAGTCCTGTGATGGACGCAATGCCGGTAGATGATCCCTTGCTCGACAGGATGATCGAGAAATCGAGCACTACCCGATTGCCGACCAGCGAATACGTCCCCTTCTGCCGCGTGTAGGTAATTCCCGCGGTGCCCCCGCCGAACGAGACGCCCGGCGTCCACGCCACGGGTCCGTAATACAGCGGCAGTGTGCTTGTCAGGACGTTCGAGTTGAAGTCGCCGCTGACGTTCCCCTCCCAACTCATGCCTGAACCGATCTGGATGTGAGGCGACGCCACGGTGCTGTTGATGCCGTAGCCCGTTCCACTCTGCCCATTCGACCAAATGCGCGTCCCGTCTACCGTGATAACGGCATTTGATGACTCGTTCTTGATGCCATCGCCGCCGTTGTTGAAGATCGTGCCGCCACTAATGACGACTCTGAAATTCGTTCCCGATCCCAAACAAAGGCCGCTTAGTGAAGCACTCGCTATCCACGAACCGCTAAAGTCGATGTAGCCGGGGTTTGAAAGGGTGTCGGCAATCAGGATGCCGTCGCCGCCTGGGCTCACGCCGCCGTCAGGCGAGGTCACATCCAACGACGCGCCCGGCCCGAAGGTAAGCTCTCGATTTCCTTCAGCGGCGAGGGCCGTATCGACGAGGATATTGTTATAGTTCCCGGCAATATCGGCTTGGTCGATCAGAAGGCCGCCGAATGCCCCACCTACATGGATGCCAGCTTGGCCGAACATAATCTTACACTGAGTGATGAACAGGTCGCCCTTCGCTCCCGCTCCCGTTTCGCCATTAACGCGAACAACATCGTTCTGCGCCAACGCCGTGAAGTTGCGATACGTCACCATATCGACGCCATCGAACCAGATGCCATTCCACAGCTTTTCCGTGCCATCCTGACCGTCTGGGATCACTCCATCGACAAAAGAGCGAAGAACGCGCCTTAGGTGGATACCCGATCCATCCGTCATGGTCGTGCTACTTGTCACGCGGAAGTTCGCCAGCAGAAGATTGCGCTGATAGTCGCTGTCGTTGCCGACCTTCAGGATGTCTACGGTGGTGTCCGCGCCTACGTAAGCAATTACACTCACGTAGGGACCGTCTCCCTCAATCGACACGGCGGCAAGTTGGCCGGTCGCTCCGAGCGTGACAGTCGAAGAAACGCGATAGGTGCCCGCGGGAAGGTGTAGCTTGGTGAAATTCGCCGCAGAGTTCAGCCATGCCTGGAGAGCTGCGGTGTCGTCCGCAATTCCATCGCCCTTCGCGCCGAACCACTTTGCATTTAGTGGTCCGCTGAACTGCCGCTTGTACCGCCCCGCCGCTCCTGACGTGCACTGCACCACCAGAGCGTCGTCTGCTGTCGTGCTGTCTCCTGCTACCCAGACGAAGATGCCGCCCCAGCCGTCATTGGCGGTGGTCTTGCGTTTGACGAGAACGCTTTCGGGGCGAACCGTAAGCGCCTTGAGATCCGCTAAGGTTTCCTTAACATCAGCGCCTCCCGTATCTCCCTTCAGGCCCCGAGGGCCTCTCATGCCTCTCATGTCGTCAGCAATAGAAGGAGCCGCTCAGGACTACGCCGTTGGGGACGTAGAACTTCACCGCGCTCAGGTTGTCCGTTAGCAACCACTCACCGCACTGATCGAAGATTGGCATACCGTCCGAGGCGGAGGGCGTAGAGCCGTCGTCGGTCCACCGCGCCGTGCCTCCTTCGGCGTACACGAGGAACTTGTTGGCGTACTTCGGGATGCCTCCCGAAACGGACGATAGGTCAAGCTCCGCGCCCGCTCCTGTAATCTTGCGGAAGCCTAGCGCAGCGTAGGAGCCGTCCCGTACGGGAAGCCCATTAGTTGTTCTTGCAAGAGGAGATGGAGCGGCCATCGTTTAACCGTGAGGAAGGGGAGCACGCATCAGCATCAGCGCCAGGGTACCAACCGCCGTGATAAGCCCGCCGATGGTCGTCAGCGCGACGCCCCACATGGTCTTCTTGATCCACCTCACGTCGTCCTTTAGGTCCGCGATATCCTTCTCCGCGATGATGATAGCGGCCGACTTGCGGGCCTTCTTCACCGGAACCTTGTCCTTGCGCATCATGTTACTGGCTGATCCGCACGTAGGGCGTCCCCCCGCTCAGCGCGTCCACCGCTCCAATGCGATACTGCACGCCGTCCTCGTGCTCCACGAAGACGTGGTTGCCCGGCTGTCCGTACGCTTCGATGGTCTCCCACGCGGTGAACGAACCATCGGTCTTCTGGAAGCGCCGCTGTAGATGTACCCAGCCAATCCACGGTGTCACGGTGTCTTCCACGTAGACGTTCACGCGGCCTCGAAAGGAAGTCTCCGAGGTGAACTGGTTGGCTCCCGTGATGGTGGCCTCAATGACTAACGCTGCGGGCATCTCTATTCGTCCTCCTCGGATGGGGGCCGCCCGAAGGGCAGATTGTGCTTCTCCTTCAATTCCTTCAGTCCAGTGTGCTTGTCCTCGTCGGCCGAGATGTTCTGCTCTTTGAGGAACTGGCGGACCACGTTGAGGGAGGCCGCGTCGGGCTTCGGCGGAGCGCCATCCGAGCCGGGCTTCACCAAGTCAACGAGGCGGTCCACGAAGTGATCGTAGAGGTCCTCGGCCTTCGTGCGGTTGGGCTTAGCGTCGGTCATTACTTGAGGGTCTCCGAGCGGTTGGTCTTGAGGGTGTGCGCGATGATCCACAGCAGTAGACGCGGGTTGTCCCGCAGCAGGTGTGCCCAGCCGAGGCCAAGCGCCGTCACGGTCTTCTCTTCGCCCCAGCGCGGGTTGATGCCCTTCAGGTGGAAGAGCGCGTGCGTCAGTTCGTGCATCACCACCTCCACGGCCCGGAGCCCGGAGATGCCGGCGTCCAAGACGATCCGCTTGCCGCCCAGGTCGTAGTAACCCCACACCTTGGCGTCGTCGGCTTCCTCGGGGTGAATGAGCGCAAAGCTGACGGTGTGTCTGCCAATCTTGACGGGATGCGGAAGCTGGATGCCGTGAGACTCAGTGGCCCGGCTCACGCGCCGCCACCTCCGCTTCCCACCACGAAGCTATCGGTCAATCGAAGGACGAGCGTGCCGGTGCCGTCTACGAACGCAGTGAGCGTCACGAAGGTCCCGCCTCCAGTGGTGTCAATGGTCTCCGCGCGGATGCTCTTGATTTGCACCGTCGAGCCGGACAGGGAACCTAAGCCAATGCCTGTGCCGATGTTGATTACGCCTCCGACACCTGAGGGTCCTTGAAGTCCCTGTGGACCTTGGATGCCTTGAGGGCCGGGGATGCCTTGCGGTCCAGTGGCTCCCGTTGGGCCGGTTGCTCCGGTATCGCCCTTGTCTCCCTTCGGTCCCACGAGCGTCCACACGCCGCCGAAGGCGAGGGCCTGCGCGATCAACTGCGGAAGGTCATCCGTGCTTGAAAGTCGCTCGATGGTATCGGCGGCCTCCTGCGTCGCGAAGAGAACCTGTAGCTGCGAGATGCGGTTGGTCTCGGCGTCGTTGAGTGTCGCCGGCAACCACGAACCGAGCGGCGTTAGCGGCGTCTTGCGGAAGACCACAACGGTATCGCCCGCGCCCGGAGGCGTGGCACCTTCGGCAAGGCTGATCATGTTCGGACCGCTGAGGAACGTCCCGGCCTGAAGTGCGCCGTTCACGTCAATGAGAACGTGTGACGGATCAAGGTACGGGAAGGAGAAACCCCAGGAGACGGTAGAGCCGTCCCCCGAGTGAGAGTCGTAGGCGTACGTCACTTAGCCTTTAAGAGTTGGTCGAGAGTGGGGTTGGCGGGCATCGGTACGCCGGCTGGAACGGCCTTCTGTCCAACCTTGAATTGATTGAGCGCGCCACGGAGGTTCTCGAAGCCGCGCTCGCTGAGCATCTTCTCACGGGCAATCTCGTAATGCTGATTAAGGCTGTCCTTAAGAAGCTGCACGGCCGGGTGGTCGGTATAGAAGGGGTCTTCAACGCCGCCTTTCTTGAGAGCCTTGTAGCCGTCGCTTCGCACCAACTCGTTCATGTCCTGCTCGGTGGTCTTGCCGTTGAACATCGGAGACCCCACCAGTTCCAGCCACCGAGTGTAAGCGTCCTTGCCCGTGTAGGGATTGTTGTACTCTCTCAGGTCAATCTTGCCGCCTACCACCGGGTGAGGCATCGCGAACTTCGCGGCCGTAGGGCCTTCGCCCCAGTAGTTCATCTCGTCACGCGCCGGACCGCTTGGCCCCTGTGCCGGCGTGAACGGGTTGATGTTCCGCCACGGCCACCCTTGTGGATACAGCATCGGCTCCCCGAAGTTATCGAACCGGGGAGCGAGCCCCTGCGACAATCCCGGTATCTTCTTCATGATGGCGTCGAGATAACCGCGCACGTCCCGAATGGTGTCATCCGAGTTGAAGTTATCGAGCGCCGAGGGGACGTACGAAGCGAGGCGGCTTTGTAGCACGCGCTCCACCGTGGCCCGGCCTGAGTCACCTTGGCGGGATGCCTTGATACCCGCCATCACATCTGTGAGCGACTGGAGGTAGCCCTTGTTGTTCAGATTGTTCGCCAGCGACATAGCAATGTCGATAGCCATGTTGTCTCGCGTCTTGTCGTCCACGTGTGCGGAGAGATAAGCGAAGTCCGCCACCATACCCATCTGGCCTGCGATAGGGTCCAGCCGGTTGTATGGTATGTGCCAATCGGTGCCGGGGATGTGGATCGAGTACGGGATGTTGCCCGCCGCGCGCCACTGCCGCTGCCTGTCCGGGTCTTGTGGACCGCCCCCCGTGATGAAGCCCTCGGCCGTCAGGAAGGCAATGCCCGTGGTGAACATGGAGCCCAGTGCCAACCTTCCGATAGCGTCTGCGCGGGCCACGTCGTCACCTGAGTTCACGTCCTTCCAGAATTGACGGCGGATCGGCGCAAGCGGGCTCTCGTCCACCATCGCCCTGAAAATGTTTGCCGGAACCTTCACGAATGGAAAGAGAAGGTGCTGAGTGAACGGCACGTGCTTCGCCACCCATTCCACGGCCTCTCCAATCGACTTGTCACCAAGCCACGTGGCCGTCTTTAGCGGCTGTGTGAACTTGGACTTGCGGCTATCGGCCATCGCCTCGGGATTGAGGAGGGAGCCGTCGTCGCCGTAGCCGGTCTTGCTCTCAGCGTTGAACGCCTCGTCCATCTTCTGCTCCACGTATAACTGCGTCGGAGACTTCATCTGCGTCTCACCATTCACGACGGTTGGAACGGTCTCCTCGGTGCTCAGCTTCTTGTTCACCGCTTCCACGCGGGCGCGCGCTTCCACCGAGGCCCGGTAGTTGAGCTGTCCGAAGAACTCGTCACCAGTCGTCAGGAACCGCGTGGGCAGTCCAATGACGTTGCCCAAGTGCGTGATGGCCGTACCGAATGGGTTGCCGTTGAGGCCGAATGTGTCCGCGTTGATGCCCAAACGAGGTCCTTCAAGCTGCTGCATCTTGCTATCGAGGACCGGCGCGTTCTCCATGAAGGCCCGCCGTGCCATCTCTATACTGTCAAACACGTGGTTCTTGATGGCGGAGTACTGAGCCATGCCAATTTGGATAGCTTGCTTGTTGCCGGTGAACGGATAGGTGATGGCACCTCCCGCCATTCGGTAGAGCGGGTACAGCGCCGTGTTGCGCGCGTTGCTCAGGAAGTTGACCGTCTGCGTAGCCCAGTGGCCGAGCGCGGCGTTCACCCAGAAGTCGTGTAGAACGGCGTAGCCCTTCTCCAGAAGGGACGGGTCGGTGGCGATCTTGATGACCGACTTGGGAGAACCGTCAGTCATTCCGAGGAGGTTGCTGACGAACTTCCACGTCTCATCGTCCAGCTCCTTGCGCAGCGCCATAGCTTCGGCTTCCGGTACAGCTTCCCCAACGCTTTGCCGCATGGACGCAAGGCCGCGTGCAAGGTTGCGCTGCGTGTTCTTAGCGAGGCCCGCCACGTCCGCCAGGACTTCCCGCGTGTTCCTCAGGCGGAGCTTATCGGCTTCCGTCGCGGTGCCGGCACGCACCATCGTGGCCAGCTTCAGGATATCGTTGGTCTGCGAGTGGATGAGCACCCGCGTGGCCGTCATGATCGTATCGAGGTTGGTCGTGCCGGCGAGCTGCTGGAGAGTGCCCGTGAGGAGGGGCGACTTGACGCCCAGCCAATCCGACAACTCCGCGTTCGCTTCCTTCCACGTCCGCACCGCCCCGCCGCCCGCTGCGTCGATCTGTGGCTTCATGGCGTTAGCGAGATCACTGAGGATCACCTTCGCCTGATCGGGGCCGGTGTACTTCGAGTAGTTGAAGTAGTTGCCGAGCACGTCCTCCAGGGCAGTCCCCGGCGCTTCCGCGCGAAGCGTCGCGTAGGACGTATCGAGGGTGCGCTTCAGGGCCTCATCGAACTCGGCGCGGTTGGTGTCGTCCAGCTTGAACGTCGGCTCGTACTTCGGGGGAATATGCTGATCAATTTCATCGCGGCCGGGAAGGACGGCCTTTAGCTCGTTCTGAGTTTCCGGCGATAGCGCATCAAAATGGGCATCTCCATCCGCCGTGGCCTTCTTGATCTCTGCCTTCGCGGTGTCGCTCAGGGGAAGCTCTAGCTGGCCGTCTGCAGGATGATCGTAGGTCTCGCCGTTGGTCTTGAGCGCCACGGCATCATCGGCAGGAGGCGGCGGCGGTTCCTCGGCCTTCGCGGGCGTCTTCTGGAGGTCTTCATACGCCTGCTGGAGTTCCGGCTGAGCGTCCTCCACGATCTTCTTCGCGGCGGCTCCATCACCTTCACGCTGGGCCACGATGGCCTTGCGCAGGATACCAGCGACCTTGATCACGCCTTCCATCGCGGCACCGCTGAGGATGCCTTCACCGGCCACCTCAAGTTTCCGCTGCCAGTAGTTGTCGTCACCCTTGCCGGCATCCGCGAGGGCCTCAAGGAAGCCGCCCTTCAGCTCGGGGAACTCCGTCAGGAAGTCCACGATGCGCGGGTCATGAGCGCCTGACACCACGAAGTCACCCAGGCCGCCTGCTGTCACGCTGGTCGCGACGCCTTCGGCAGCGCCAAGCCCCTTGAGAAGGGAGCCCGCCCCGATGAAGCCGAGGATGAATCGGCCTACGTCACGGCCGGTGTTGACGAGCCCAGCTCCCCCCTTGCTTTCGTCCGCGCGGTCCACTGACGGAAGCTCAGGCTGCGTCTCATGGAGTTCGCTCGGAGCGCCCAGGACGTTGAGCCCATGCCGATCAGCAAAGCGGGCTACCGGAGCGAGAGCGTGCCACGCCGTCTCCCATGCGCCCTGTAGCGCGTCTCGGCCGGCACCAAGGGCGGCGTTGCCCACGTCTCCCGTGGACACCGTATTGGAGCCATCCTGCGTAGCACCTACCGCGCCTGCGTCAGGCTCCATACCGGCGCGCTGTGCGTCATCACTGCTCGGGGCCGCTTGCGACTGTTGGGGCTGCTGCTCAGGCGGTGCGGCGGTGGGCTGAGGAGACGGAGCAGCAAGCTCCGCCTTCATCCGTTCAATGAGTGCTTGATCCACGTGTTAGTTCTTTACAGGGGGAGTGGCTGTAGCGCGCGTGTTCGCCTCATTGATGATCGCAGCCGTGATGCCGGCGATGCCGAGCGCCTGATCGTGCTCAGCGAGGAACTGCATGAACGCCTGTGGTCCCTTTCGGTGGGCCTGCGCGGCTTCCTTCAGGAGTGCCATCTTGCTTTCCGCCGAGAACTTCCCGAGGTTCGTCTCCATCTGTGTCGGTGGAGGAGCCGTCTGGCCCTTCGGAAGAGGAGCCTTTGGAGGCGCGGCGGGGTACGCGGGCAGGGCCGCTCCCTTCTCCGCGTTCTGGCCAAGCTCGGTGAGCGTGGACGTTGCCTGAGGCATAAGCGTCGGCTGAATCGTCTGCCACGCCTTCTCGCCCGCCTCTCGGACTTCCTGTGCGGTAGCGCTGGGGTGGGCCTTCAGGAAGTCCTGCGCGGCATGATTGATCACGTCAACCGCAACAAGATAATCACTGGCCGCCTTGCCAGTCAGGACCGCCATTCCGTTAGATGTGGCGTTGGAGAAGATCGCCTTGAGACCTTCCTTGAACGAGTTCAGCTCAGGCGAGTTGATCTTCCGCGAGTAGTCGGGGTCCCACGTCGCCGCTTGCCGGGAGTCCATGTAGAGCTGGTTGTAAGTACGGACGTTGAGCCTGTGATCTTTCACCGCCGTCATCATCTCGAGTTGAAGCTGCTGCTGGGCCGTACCGTCACCGGACGCCCGGATCATGCGCTCGCGGAAGTCGTTTGCCACGGGAGCTTCGGCCGCAACCGGAACGTCGTTCGTGTTGGCTACGTAGGACTGGATGAAGTTCTTCATCGTATCCAGCCGCATAGGGTCCACCGTGGCCAGCTTCTTCATGTCGTCCTGAGTGTCGGCGTAGGCCGTCTCCGGGTGCGCCATAGTGGCCAACTGAATCGTCGTCATGAGAGAGCGTGATTGCTCGTCACGGTCCCACATCTTCCCTTGGCGCTCGCGCTCCAGCACCTTGTACTTGCGGTCTTCTTCCGCCGCAGGAACAACGACGTTCTCCCAATAAGCTTCTCGCTTGGCGGCCCACGCAAACTGTTGAGCGCTCCTCGCTTGGTTCGTGAGAAACGCCGTAGTGTCGGCCTTCATGAGAGCAACTTGCGGATTGCTCGTGAGCACCGCCTTACCATCCGAGGTCTTGATCTCGTCCAGCAGCGAAAGGAACGACCCGTTGCCCAGCCGGGCCTTCGCATTGATAGCCGCCGCGATTGTCTTGTCGAAATCTTGAGGAGCCATACCGGCGAGCCGTTGCTTCTCGCGTAGTGCCTCAATCCCCGCCGCCGCTATCTTCACGTCACTCGTGCTGTTGAGGATGACGTTGGCTTCAGCCCCGGTATTGGCTACCTGTTTGGCTACCAGAGCGTCATGAACGTCAGCGACGTGTTGATGGCTGAGCGTCTCATCACCCGCCAGCGCCGTCTTGTTGTAGCCGTCCCACCAGTCCGTTGAGGAGCCGCCAGGGTGTGCCTCTTTGTCTGCCTTGGCGAAGTCCGCACGGAACTTCTCCATGACGGCCGGATCGTCATTACCCTTCGCGGGCGACTGATCGTACGCCTGCTGCATCCGCTCATTGCGCGCGATAGCGTCAATCGTGCCCTGCTGGTTTTCGACGCCCTTGATGAACCACGGATTGGCCCCTTGGGGGATGAGGCCGTCCGCCTGCGCTTTAGCAAACTCTTCCTTGCTCTTGTACTGGTCCTTGGCCATCTGGCCCTTCTTGAACTCCTCCTCGCGTTGCTCCTTCAGGTACGCTTGATCGACGGCATCGAGGTTGTTGCCGCTGATCCCGAGTGCGCGAATGAGTGACTGCGAGGCCGAGGTGTCCGGCGTCGGGACGCCCGGCAAGGCCACCGGAGAAGGACGGGCCGATACACCGGGAGCCGAAGCGAAGCCCAGGCCGGGGACGGATACGTCTTGACGCTGCGGAGGAGCGATGCCTCTCGCTTCTGTGTCAGCCATTAGCCCCAGTCCCTACCGAGGCCGAGGATGCCGCCGCCACCAAACAGACCGCCAGTAGTGCCGGTCGGAACCTTCGTGGTGTTCGCCATGAACGCCTTGCCGACACCGAGCGCGGCCCCGAGGAAGTCTCCCATGATGGACGTTGAAGGGTCCTGGGGGAGTCTTTCCTTGATGCCGAGAATTTGATTCTGGGCACTCATCTGTGTCGCCCGCTTCTCACTCTGGGCCTGGGCGATCTTGCCCTGCTCGTCGGCCTCAATATTCATCACGTCGTTTCCGGCCGCGACGTTGAACGAGCGATAGAGTTGGCGCACCGAGTTGCCTGTCACTCCGCCCGAGCCCGCCGCCGCCGCAGCTTCGCCTTCCGCGCCACTGAGCTTGAGCCGCGCTTGGCCTTCCTTGATGGTCCCCTCGTTTTGTATCTGCTGTTCCTGAAGCCCCTGAGTGGCGTACTTGAACACCGTGGACTTGTTGATCGCGTCTGCCTCGGCGTTGGCGGCAGCGATGCTCCTGCCATATGCAGATGACTTGCTGCCTGCGGAGACGGCCGCTGAAGCGAGGGACATAGCGGTAGAGGCGGCGAACATCACTGTGGGATCACACATGAGCGGGTCTCTCGATTGTGAAGGGCAGGACAAGTGCCCCGTTGCGTATTGAAGGAACCGGCGTGTCAGCAAACCGTGCGCCCGCACTCTTCTTCAACCAGTTGATGATGCGGGTTCCATCCGGGGTCACGCCGTTAAAGAGGAACTTCGCCGCTGGAGCGAGCGTGAAGGCCGCCTCAATGAACCACCGGCAAATGCGCTTGCTCGCGAGCATCCGGCCGTGCTTCTCCACGCAGTGCTGCGAAGGAAGAAGCCAAATGCCCCCAGCCGTGTTCACACCGAAGATCACGAGCGTTGTGTAGGGGCGACTGGTGGTAGTCACCGCGAAGGCCCGGCCGTCCGCCGCCTCTTGGTAGGTGGGACCAAGATCGGTGATCCCCAGGCGCTCACCTTCAGCGGCTTCCTCGTGGCTCAGGTCGTTGAGGACTGTGTGGGCATCCCCGAAGCCTGCCTCGCGAATACGATAGCGCCCGCAGTAGGAGATCGGGCTCACGTTAGATCGGCCGCGCGGACAGGACCATATCTCCGGTCCACTCCAGCTTGCTAATCCGCATCGGCATGGGACTCTCGCCCGTATCGAACTGGATGAGGACGCGCTCATTCATCTGTCCGATAGGAACTTCCTGCGATCCGTCGAATAGGTCGAGCGGCGAGGAGAAGTCTCCGTCACCGAAGATCGGTACGCCCACTTGCTCCGTGAAGGGGTCCGGCCGGTCCTTGTGGATGACGTTCACGAGGAACGGTCCACTCTTCCCATAGGAGACCTTCACGCGGAGTATCTGTAGCTGGCCGTTGGTGACGCTCTCGATGCCACCGCCCATGATGTACTTGCGCCAAAAGAGATGGCCTTGCGTGCCGATCGCGCGGCACCCCACGCCGACCACCACCGAGACACCCGAGTAGATGCCCGGAAAGGTCGCGCTCAAGGTCCCCATTGCACTCGCCCGCACCACGGCACCCGCTTGAGGACCGCTCGTGATCACCATGTAGACGATCTCGTTGAGCGTAGCGGTCCACGGAAGGGTAACTGTCGTACTGCCCCCGGACACCGCGAAGGACTCCGCTGCGGGAACCGTGCGACGGTCCAAGTAGATTTGCCAAGGCAACTGCGTGGCGGCGTACGGC